GCACCTACTATAGTATAAGGAACTGCTTGAGCAACAGCTTGATTTACATCAGCAAGATTAGCCCAAGCATTAACATTAGTTAATCTTCTAAATCCAGATTTGATATTGTTAGTAATGCTCATTCTTCAATCTTTTAATTACAATTTGTTCCCGGCTAGAGTTGCGAGCTCTACAACAGACGCATCACCGGGCAGGTGCTTATGCGGGAAGAGGAATATGAAAACCTCTTCCCAAGCACTAGTATTAGAATGAACCTCCAGTGATAGGATTTCTCATTACAATCTTAAGAACCTTGGTAGGATCTTTTACCCAGATAGCTGGCATTGTTTGAGTCATCATAACACGGTATCCATTGAAGTTACCATTTGATTGGAACCCTTGAGTACGGCCCATGTAATCCATAGTACCATTCTGGTAGAACCACTTTAATTGATTATCCCAAGATAATTTCAACATGAAGATGTTGTCATTTCCTGTATCAGTGATGTCAAAGATCACAAAGCTATAAGAGCTTAATGGATTTCCATCAATGATTGGGTTCTCAATATCATTAGTATGTAAGTTATCAAAAGCTGGGTTAAGAACAAACTTAACATTAGCTAAGAAAGGAATCACATAACTAGTGAAAGCAAATCCAAAATTCAAGTCCATACCTTGACCAGTGATAGCACCAATACCGCCACCACCATTTTTACCATCACCCATGTTGATCACAAGTCCAGTATTAACAGCTTCACGCTTAATTGCTTCATTCACTAATCTCATTCCACCCATACCTGTTTGAACAATTAATTGTCTCTTAGGATCTGGACCTTGGAATTCAACACGACCTGCATAGAAGTTATACAATTCAGCACGGAATAACTCTAAAGAGAAATTAGCCTTGTTGTATACACGCTTGTATGAGTTATCTAATTGCTTCCATAAACCTACTGATAAACGCATGTCATCTGGACCATCTTGCTTAATACGTCCACCATGACCCCACATTAGGTAAGTCTCGATGTCAGTAGCAATCTTAGTTAAGTGAGCAGCTTCCATAGTAGTTAAGAAAGTACGGGTTAAAGTACCATTACCTACAGCACGCTTAAGATAATCTTTACCCATTTTACTTGCTACATCTTCAATCTTGCTGATAGCAGGATCTAATTGAGTATCAAAGTTTCTCCAGATTTCAGTTACAGGAACTGTACCATCTGCAGCCATTCCACCTTTGATCATCAAGTCAGCACGAGATGAGATAGAATAGTGTACGTGAGCTTCTGCACCACCTACGAAGTTATAGAACTCACGGAAGCCAGAGCGGGTAGAGATGTCTGAGAATCTCTCACCATATTCTCCACGGGCTGAACCTTTACGGAACAACTTAGTTTGAGAAGTTAAATACTTGTTCTCAAGGAATTTATAGTTATCATTGTTTACTAACTGTACAGTGTAGATAAAACCATCACCCATAGGTAGGATATCATCTGCAGTAATGTACATCTCACAACCATTATACTTATCATAAGTGATAATATCACCATGACCAAACTCACGCTTGTTGATCTTGATTTTGAAAGGAGTACCATCCACACCTTTGTTGATGTTTCCTGGTTCAATATCTTCTACAATGTATGGTAAGTCTTGACTAACTGGAGTTTGCCATTTGTACTCACCACGAGCATTTTCTACCATGATGATATTCTTACCACCAAAAGAAGATAATTGGTAAAGAGGCATTTCAACTTTCTGAGCCATAGCCCAGATGTCTACCGGACCTAAGTCCATAGGTTCTGCATCTTTTAACATGTTTACTAAGTGATATGAGTCTAGGTGAGAACTAGCTTGGTAGTTCGTATCACGCAGGAATATACCATTGTTTAATACTGGAGTTGCCATTTTGTGTTTTTGTTTTTAGTTTATAATTTAATTTATTTATTTTTTGTTGTTATCTTTTAAAGAAGCTACCTGTAGGTCTTTGTAAACCTGGGGTGCTTGATTTTTTTCTACTAGCATTATCATCTTCTTGTTGAGAGTTAGATGTAATTTTATTGCTTTGTTCTGTTTTTAAAGTTCTTACTGTTTTTTCAACAGCTTCTTTACTTCCTATTGCTCTAACCTTACTCTTGTAAGCTTCTGGATCAGCAAGTAACCAAAGTGCTTCAGTTATTAAAGCATGATTAGGTTCTACATACTGATACTTCTCTAACAAGTGACCAAGCAAGTTGGTTGATTTTCCAGATACAGATGGATAATTAGCTTGAGTTAATCCTGAGAACAATAAGTTCTGAGTTTTCTTATCAAGTTTAAGTCCATTAATCTCACCTGGTTCTAGAGTTTTATATACATTATCTGTGTATACTGCAGCTTGTTGTTGTTGTTGCTTGCGCTTGCCTTCTTGTTGTTGCAATTGTCTTGCTACAATCTGCTCCTGCATAGCATCTAATTTTGGTTTGAATTTGTTAGCTTTATTCTCTAACTCATTGCGGTCTTTCCAACCTTCAATCTCTTCTTCTATATCTTCAGCTGTACCAAATTGAGTAGCATGTAAATAGCTTCTAACAATTTGTTCTTGATTCTCTTCAGTTGTTGTATCTAACTGGCGAATTTCTTCTACTGCAGCTAAGGATCTGAATAAGCTCTTTAGGTCATTACCACCATTAGCAACATAATGAGCTGCTACTTGTAGTTCTTCAGGAAGATTCTCATAGAATTCAACTGAAGCTTCTTGACCAAACTTCTGTTTTTTAGCAGCTTCATTTGAGTCAAATAGTTCTTCCCAATCTTTAAGAGTATACTTACTTACATCTTCCTCACCTTCAAAAGGAGTAATATATCCTTTCTCAATAAGCTTAGTTCCAAGTTCTACTAAGTTGGTTGGTCTCCCCCCTTTTTTAGTAGTCTCTTCAACATCTTGGTTATCTTGGTTTTCAGACAAAAGATTGTCCAGGGTTTTTCCTGCTTCTTCTGAACTGATCTGAGGCGGAGTAGCTGAGTCAGAATTTCCATCTGCTTTCTCTCCTGAGGAGTTAGTTTTATCATCAGGCTTATCAAGGAACGTGAGATCTGTTTTAGAAGCTCTAGAAAACATACCTGGTTTCTTATCTTCTTTTTCAGGCACCATGATGTTCTCTGCACCCGGTGTACCTAGCAATTCATCAAGACTGATGTCTTGTTGATTTACTGTTGTTGTTTCATTATTATTCATATCTGTTGGTTTATTTAATTTATTGTAACAAATTTAACTAATTAAACTTTATACATTTGAAATAATCTATGAGCCCTATATTAAAATATTGCAATATATAGCTATAGACTATTTCTTCTTCTTTGCAGGAGGCTTTTTAGCATCAAATTTATTCTTATTTTCTCGGGCAATAGCCACATCCATCTCTTTCATCTTCATTTGAGCTTGCATTTTCTCTCTTTCTATTTGTGCTTTCTCCCTATCATTAGTCATTCTGTTAGTCTCTTTGCTATTCTGTAGATTCATTGTATCCTGAAATTGCTCAGACTTTTGTATCTGCCCTAGAGCATCAAGATAATCAGACTGTTGATTAGCATTGATATCTTGCATAGCACCGTATCCTGCAGACTTAATCTCAGCAATAAGAATATCTTTTCTTCTATCCTTCTCTTTCTCTTGCATATCATGATCAAGTTGCATTTGCTTTTCTTGAAGTCTAGTTTGCATTTCTTGATCTTGCATTTCTTGTTGATGTTGCTGATCTTCTTGACGTATAGCATTAGCTTTCTTATCAATACCTTTAAGAGAATTTGTAAGTTCTCCCATAGATTCTGCTTGCATAATAGTTCCTAGATCATAAATGGTAGCACCGGCTGTGTTGTTTGTTACAGCAAGATTTTTCATCTGTTCTAAGATAGCTCTTTGATTAGCTTTTGTTGTAGCAAAAATATTAAGGTCTCTTAATAGGAGATCATTACCATTCATCTCAAAATTTACTTTCTCATCTTCAGATGTCATGTATTGCAATCTGATTGAAGGCTTATTTGATTGATAGTATTGTGCTAAGTCTGTTCTCATCTGATGCACCCTTGGCATTAAGTAATCTGAGTGTTGAATAAAATAAGGCTCTGTTTGGGCATAAGAACCCGCCACAGCTTGTTCTACTCCCTTAGCTGTATCTGTTTGACCTATTTGTTGTCCAAGACGCTGTGGTGTAACTCCTATAACTTCAAAACATTGTTGCTTGAAATAGTTGGCCATCTGGATTCTGGACATCATGCGGTTGGTTTGTTCAAGATTCATAACCTGGAAATGGTTCTGAGAGATTGAGTTTTCTGTATTAGAGATTGATGTATCCAAAGGTAAGATCTGGAAGTTCTTCATTGCCACATAAGCTTTGGCAAAGTTGTTCTTACCCCAGTCTTCTCCTAATGAGCGCTTAGGTAAGGCATTCTGATCTAACATGATTACAGTACCTAATTCATCTATAAGGATATCTGCAATTTGGTTATTCACAATATTGTATCCAATCTGGAAAGGCTTCATTAAGTCAACCATAGAAGTTGATCTTGTATTTCTATCATTAAATACAGCACCCTCTACAGGTAATTTACATCCATAGAGTGTGGCATCTCCTTTGAATTGACACTTAAGTGGGCCCATTTTATTCTGATCAATACCTAAGTATATAGGATTAACTCCACCAGGATTATTCATACCCCAGAAACTAGGATGATTAGGTCCAATCTTTACTCCACCCCAAGTTTGGTTAATCCAAATCCAATCAAGATGTTCACCAAAAACTAAATTATCTTTGGATTTATTTCTAATCAAAGTTGTATCATATATTGGCTTATCAGTAATAATATAATCTTCACCAACTATATCGGTAACTACTTCACCGCTATCACTAATCTTGGTTAAGTGACCTATCTTTCTTTGAGACTTCCAGTATGCTGTAGTACATCTAAGCAAAAAGGCTGCTCCCATAGGCGCGTAGTCTTCACTTTCAGCCATAATCCAATTGATGATATCTCCACCATTATACACAAAGTTATCATACATAGATGTAAACTGTCTGTAGGCTAGAGATGGCATGTTAGTATTCCACTCATGAGACTTGGTAGCATCATAATAACTACCATCATTTTGATATCCCTGTAAAGGATAACCGGCAGATCTCACAGGATAGATAGCTTCAATAGACTCCAATTGAGCTTGAGTCATCGCGTATCCATACTTATCAATAACATCAGCTACTGTTAACATCTCTACGCGTCCTACCCAATTTCCTTGAGAGATATATCTTGCTTCAGGAGACTTGTGATAAAAAGTAGTTACAGGATTCCATAACTCAATATCATAATCATCTTCCATCATCTTAAAGTGCCAGAATTCTCTATCAGTAATAAGCATATCACGGAAACCTCTTTCCTCTAGCTCATCCATCTTAAATCTTTCTTCATCAATCTTTGTTTGATGCATAGCCCATTGTTCACACATGCTGCGATAATCTTTATCAAAGAAGGCTTGTATTTCAGGAAGACTCTTAAGATTTTCTGGAGAAAGTTGTTGTTGCATTTGTTGCTGAACTTCTGGATCATTTTGATCAAGACCTTGTTCAAGCATTTTAGCCATAAGCTTTTGTTCTGCTTGTTGTAACAACACACCTTCAACTTGAGATCTTTTTTGTTCTAGCTGCTCATTATATGAGTATTCATCCTTTGCTTGGAAAGTAATTTTAGTGTTTCTTTTGGAAAACTCAGCTGTGAGAACATTGATAATATTTGGAATGATTGGATAGAACTTTAATTCTAGCACACTAGGATCTTCTTTAGTAAGAGTATCTACAAGATCTCTCATTTCATTATCCTCTTCAATAACATAATCATTTCTATCAATTACACCCTTGGCCAGTTTGTAATTTTTCATAAGTCTTCTTGCATTTCTGCGAAGTTGCTTAATACCATTCCACTCAAGCCAATCTAGATTCCAGGCTGACCATTCAGGATCTTTATCTTTTTTTGGTAAAAACTGTAAAGGTTGGGTAATTGAACCCATCCTGTTGTACTCAGCTTTTTTGCCCGATTTGAGCTGCATTGCATTTAATACTTGCATATTATCTTATGTTTTTAAAAGGATTTCTGGGAGGTTTAGCACCACTCATAGATCCGTTACCCCCTCCAATATGTCTGAAGGGACTGTTAGTAAATTTATATAAATTTTCTGATTTGGACAATTGTTTTTTATCAGTAGTATCTAACCTCTTTCTGATACCCCTATTTGCTTCCTGAACTTTAGCAAAAGCAATAAGAGCTCCAAGAGCAATTAACCTATCCACATTGAGTCCATCTCTGTATTGTTGCATCTCAACCATGGCCATTTTATCTGGTATTCTTTCAATACCATATATTACTTTAACCACCTTACCATCTTCTGTAGTTACTTCTTCTAATACCTCTTTACAGAAATCAATTAAGTAGGGTAAAATATGAGCCCGGAATATAGTGCCTGTGTTTCTCCAACCATACTCCTGGTGATGACTTTGGACATTCTCAATATCTTTCCTGAAAGTAATCTGATTCTTAGGGACTAGATACTTCTGCTTTCTTTGTTTGATCATATGTGTTATAAATCCGGGAACATTGCTCTCCACAATTGTCCATGCATTATACCACTCAATCATATTCTCCAATCTCTTGTGAGTTTCATTGATATCATCAAAGCGGCCACACCAGTGACAAACAATCTTATCTTGTTCTATGTAGGTTTTTACATCTTCACCATCTTGTCTTGTAACTTCAATAGGTATCTTGTAAATATAAATAGAGCATAATGATTCAGATGTTGTAGTCTTGCCTTGAGAAACCGGGTCAATAGATGCATAGTAGGTGCCCCATTCTGCATTTGGATCAGGCTTTTCATTCATTACAATAACACCAGTTTTATCTTCAGAGTTCTTTTCTACAGGAAACTTACTTATAGGAATCTTCTTACTCTTCTCAATAATCCATACACCTTGTGCATTTCTAGAGAGATCAATGTATTCTGTAGCATATTCTTTATCTTCAATTCTTCTCTTCTGCGCGGCAACTAAGTGAGCTGGGAATAGTGATACAGTTCTTGTTGCAAAAGCTTCTTCAATATTGCGCGGGTGCTGAGATACTTCTAGCTGATAATCCTCAGGACTCATGTCCTTTTTAATTTTAGCAAAGTATTCATCAAGCATTGCTAAAGACTTCTCTACTTCTGAATTTCCAAACTTATCTACACATGGAGGCATAGACCATTGTTCTGGAATAAACAATCCTGTCCTACCTACAGTACCTCTGTCATCAAGAAGATTTGATTCTACATAGAATATCTCATTAGCTTCCGGTGTCTGGATCATTTTTCTTAAAGGTTCACATTGCTGTAAATCACCCACAGATCCTGCAGCAATGAAAGTACCAGTAGTAATCATACCGGATTTTAAGGCAGGCTTCATGTAACCATAAGTGGACATCATATCTGGAGCAACACCTGCTTCTTCATGAAAGAAGTAAGTACAAGGTCCACCTACACCGGCTGTAGGATCTTGTTCAAAAGATGTTCCTTTGAGTACACCTTTTAAACCCTTTAATGTTTTTCTATTTGTACCTGGAATAGTTACCTCAATCTGTTGTTGCCAGTCAAGAACTTTACCAGGATTCATAGGTCTGTACCAGGCTGTATTCTCATCTAAGAAGTTTCTATATTCTGCTAAGAATCTCCAGGTATCTTGAACATAAGTTTTAAGACTACCTCCCATCTTTAAGATAGGTGTTTCTTCAAACCAGATCTGGTTAATCATTTTAGCTGCATGAAAATATGAAGAGGCAATCTGCCGTTTCTTAAGAACAGCGGCATGCTTGTAAAACAACTCAGCCAGGATCTCATAAAGAGCTAAATGGTATTGAGCATCCCTGATATCCGGGAAAGCAAACTTTCTTATTTCTTTGTTATTGATAGGTAGGAAATTGAGCCACATGTAATACTCTCTTGTAAGGTACCAGGTCTTTCCTTTATTTTTAAAGATCACACCTTTTCTACATCTAATAGTTTGCTCATCCCAATAAGTAATATAATCTTTACTCTTTTTGGGCGCAGGTGTATAATAACCTATTGCATTATACTTAGTAGCTTCCTCATTGAATATAAAGGATGTTTCATCAAAATCATACTTGCCCGGTTCGTTAAACACAGATAGAATATAATTTCTAAAGTCTACCCTAGTTTCAAAAGTACTAGTAGTCCAAACACCATTATCCCATGTAGGAATATCTGTATAGAAGAAACTGTTCATTTATTTAGAGCTACAAACTCATTTATTTTTTTGATATCACCTTCATGAGATACAATAAGTTCTTCCAATGTTTTTTGAGATTTACTTCTCAAAAGATCTTTACTAATCAATTTACCATTAAAGTAATCATTCATTTGCTCTCTCTTGAAAGCTGACCATGATTGTGTAAAAGAGTTATAATGAAATAACCAGTTGTGTAATTCTTCCATGTTATTGATCATATGCTAATTCGCCTCCACCGCGAGTTCTAGTTTGTTGTTCATCTTGTAAATCTTTATAAACTCCCTTGTAAGATTGCCTTACTGCATCAAAGTCTTTTGCTATTCTAAGTAAAGCTGTGGCACTACCATCTCTACCAAAGGTTGGTTTAGTAATACTCATTACTTCAGCCATGTTATCAAGGGCAATCTTAATACCATTGTAGGCCCGGCTAGTAGGAGTTTCATTCATCTCCTTGCAGCGCTTTAATCCTTCTTCAATAAGCTCATCTTCACAGAAGAATTCAGCTTTAATATCGCGTAGTATAAACTCTTGCTTATCTTCTACTGGCATATTAAAATAGGGATTAAGATCTTCATTAGGGCAAGTCATATAGAATAGGTATTCATAAATTGATATATGTTGCTCAGGGTAAGCTTCCATTATATCTTTAAGGAATCCTAAAGTATAACAATGTTCTGTAGGAATAATCTTCCCATTTTGTAAATCAAATAGCTTTATCATTCTTGTTGGTTTTTATCTCTTCACAGAAGAGTTTCTTTGGTTCATATGGTTCATCAAATAAAGGATGCGGCATAAAGGTTACCCTTATAGTCTCACCTTCAATAGTTACAGCTTTTCTTTTTTTAAAGAAATCTCTTGTTTGATATTCATCATTACTACTCATGCTCACCTCTTTCTCCATTTAATGTGGATACCAACAAATAATATAGTAATGTACATATCACTGTAATCATTCCATGGAAAGCCTATCCCAACACATAGGCCGGGAAAGGTTGTAAAGGTTACCTTAGGTAGTTTCATTTTGGATTATCTTTAATATAATTAATCATAGCAATTACTTCACTCTTTAAGTAAGGAACCTCATAAGGAACTACATCTTCCACAATAGCTTCTCCATGAGAATCTCTCTTTAGAATAGGGTATCCAAACTTATCAACACCTTCTTTTTCAAATACAATATGATGTAAAATAAGTTTACCTGGTTTATATTGAGGATTATGTTTAAGCATAATATACATGTAAGTACTTAATTGTAAAGCATAATGGTTAAGATTGCAATCATCCAAATGAGCTACCGGACCAAGCATCTTATCAACTATTCCTTCCCAGTTTGTGAAACCTTCCTTCTTAATTTCTTTGTTAGTTTTGTAGTCATAAACATCAATTATATTCTTAACTACCTCAACTCTATCTGATTGGCCACATAACCCAACTGATTTCAAATATACAAAATGTTCTGGATATATCCCTTCAGAGAGTTTTTGTACAGGAGCTATTTTAAGTTCACCATCATAAATAGGTTTAATGATAGGAATCTTTACACCAGATCTAACAATAGTTTCTATACCTAAAAGATCAGACTCTCTTTGATTGTGGTATTTTGTTCCTTCATTATTTGCTCTATCTCCTTCACCGGCCCAGATCTTTTGAATATCTTCTGGAGGAATACCAAACCATTTAGATCTTTTATTCTTAGAAGATTTTATAGACTGTGCTACAGGATCAAACTTTGGTTTGAACATAGCTACAAAGGTTGTTACACCTAGCCATTTGATATCATCTTTAGGATCTTGACTCTGATAAGAGTGACCCTTCTCTTTGAATGTTACTGCCATTTTGTATTGGTTTTTGAGTTGATATTGTTTCTATAAGTGTTTCTGCAAAGGTTAAATCTTCTCCTGCTGGAGAATTTATCATATCCATAATTCTTTTTTGCTCTGCTAAATCTACTTTGCCTTGTTTATATAAATCAGCAAGATCTAGCCTAAGCGCATTTCTTTTGTAAGAGTTATCACCCCACATAAGCTGACGCTCTACATCATCAGCTATCTTAGCTAGATGTTGCTTTTCTCTTTCAGATATCCAGACATTCATGTTCATTTGTGATATTCTTTTAGTTCTGCTTTCTTATTATCAATAAGTATCTTAGCTATTTCAAAGTTTTCAGGATCTGGTGAATTGATCATCTTTCCTAATCTCTTTCTCTCCTCTCTTGAGAAGTTTAATTGTTTCATTAGTTTTAAGTAAATCTGTGTCTGCATCGCATCAGTAATCATACTCATTCCACCGGTTCCTGTCACACCTACCCAAGTATGTTTAGTGTGGCGGGCTTGATGTTCAAGAGCAGTCATGAAATCATAAAGATCACTCTTTGTTAGAGTACCTGCTGTAACAGCTTGTGTATTTTTTATATCACTCCAAATACTCATAATATATGTTTTTGATTAGTTACTGATTCTATTAAATAGATACAAAGATTTACACTCTCTATATCTTCTGATTCAGCTAATTTTGTTAAATCATTAAACTGCTTCATGGTAAGTTGTCCTTGTAGCATATGTAAGTATATTATATTGCTGGCAAGCGTTTGTCTAGCATATAAAGGATAATTTGTAGTATCTATATAAGGTCTCTTATTTTCAGGCTTTATTTGCTCCATTAATCCGCTCATAATAATTGATATCTAAGTTGTAATAATGTTTTTGCTAAGACCATGTTTTCTTTATCTGGAGAATTAACCATCTCTTTTAATCTTAAACCTTCCAGTATAGGTATAGTTTGTCTTTGAACATAATAATCTATCAGAGTGTTAAGAGTAGCTTCTTCAGTTTCATGGTTCATCATAAATCTTACCATCTGTGTAGGATCTTTAATCATTATACTCATACTTTTTCTTCCTTCCATCTAGGTCCTTCTGGATGAGGACATGCTGAATCTAATGATCTTAATTTAAAAGCTAAGCTACAACCACAGATACCACAACAAGGTTGTGTTCCTGGTGCCGTACATAAACTACCTTTTTTATCCAAATGAGGACATGCTTTGCAGAGACTCCATCTCTTATCATATACATTTTCTACAGAATCAGTCTTGTGAATCCAATTCAGAAAGCCCTTCCAAATCTGAGCTTTGTTCTTCCAAATTATTTTTACTTTTTCTAGCATCTCTTATTTTTTTAAATTTTAATTCTGTTTCTTCTACTACTTTTTTAATTGCTTCAAGCTTTGCAATCCTGTCTTCAAGATCTCGTTTGACTATATGTTCAGCAAACTTACCTTCCATTCTTCCAATATGTTCCTTATACTTTACTACAGTCTCATCTATCTTCCAGTGCTTTGCTTTAAAAATTCCTAGATTAGGAATCTTTATATTAGCATAGTCTAAAGCTGACATGTGTTTTCTAACCTTCTCCCAGTAAAAATCAATTACATTATTTACTAGATCTTCAGGCAAACCTAAGTCTGTTGCTGTAGGTTTTTTAAAATCCTTAGCTTTCTTGGGTACCAATATGATACATTTTAAAGTTTAACAATACATTACCTTCAGACTGAATACTCAATTCAGGATTTAATTCAATGATCTTACTATGACCTAAACCATCCTTATTTATTATATTATAGTTCTTCATCTTAGCAATACAGTTTCTCACTGTTTGTGGAGTTTTGAATATAACCTTTTGGTAGGGTAGATCAGAATCTTTATCCTTCTCTTCAGGATCACAACAAGCATTACAAAAGTCTGAAAGCTCAGCCTTTTTATTAAGGCCGAGCAATGTTAGACAATTCAAATCTGCTTCACTAATAGTGATTTTGTGAGTATAGCAATACATCATTACTTGGAACTTAACAATATCTTCCAAGGACATGTTTACTTTTTTATCTACTACATTAAATTTTGCCATGTTGGTTTATGGTTTAATAAACTGAAAGTGCATCCAGTCATAATCTTTTTCTTTACCTAGAGAGTACCAGCCATATTTATAGAAAATATCTATCATAGCTTTGTACTCCGGTTTAGCAAACTGAGCAGTCTTACTTGTAGCCTTAAGCTTATTACGACTTGGGTCTAGATCTATAGCAAGTCCCCAACTATGGACACTCCATTCTGTACCCCCGCGCATTTGTCTAAAGTTATAAGAACCACCAAAAATGTTTATTCCTAATCTTTGGATCTCTGCTAATCCATAAATCTGTAAGATTTCTTTAAAGATCTTGGTTAGTGAATCTGCAGCTAGTTTATGCACCTGCATCTTATTTGTTACTACTTTTCTATCCCAATCAATAATCATAGGATAAGGTAGATTGATCATGGTAAGATTCTTAGTATCTCCCGGTTGACCATAGGTTTTGATAATGTTTGCTGTTGTCATCTTAGTCTTTTTTAAGTACGCGTTTTCTAGGATTTAATTTAGCTTCTTCAGCTTCAAATTCTTCTTCAGGTTCTTGAGGTTCTGGCGGAGCTTGCATCTGAGCTTGTCTAATAACCATCTCTAACCTCTTGGCACGAGACTCTTCAATATTTGCTAATAGCTTTTCATACTCTGCTTGTACAGTAAGAACCTGTACCTGATTAGTGTAATAATTCATTACAATAATTCTTTGAGCTTCAACCTGCTCAGGAGTGAGCTGAGGTTTTTCTGTGTCTTTAGTGTTGGTTTCCTTTGACATAATATATTGTTTTAGTTTAAACAAATATACTACTTTTATTTAAACTATACAAGTTTAAATAATAAAAGTTTAAAACCTATAAAGTTTAATGTATTATAAGGTAGATGATTAGTGCTGCTTCTAGAATAGCAGTAGCTGCCCACCCTACTAGAATAGCTTTCTTTTGATTATTTAGCTTACGGATCTTTCTATCTCTTACAGCCAAGGTATCCTCCCTGTTCTTGATCTGTTGATTTTTGAGCCCTACAGTAAGAGAATATTGGGTTATAGTATAGTCCTTTTCTTTAAGGAGTGTATCCCGGTTGGCCAGCATCTTCTTGGATGTAGCAAATAATGTATCACAGGTATTAAGATCCACAGCAGTCTTTGCTATCTTCCTCAACTCTGTTATCCCATAGGTTCTACTAGTATCTTTTGATACTCCAAGCTGAGCGAATGATGCTGTCCAGCTGAGTAGGAGAAGCTGTATTAAATACAAATTTAGTTGTCTCATGATTTCTATAAATTACTCCAGGCTCTATTGCAAGGAGGCTATCATACTGATGTTGAATTTTAACTTGCCTAACTACACTGCTATCTATGTTTGATCGTAATAATACGATAGAGTCTCTAAGCTGTTTCTCTTTATCACCAATATAAATAAGCTGCGGGTTCTTGAATATGATGTATACCAGTAATAGGAATATAAGCAATAGAAGAGATCCTATAACATAAGCTGTTTTACTTGTTTTGGCCATCTTCAGGGGGTATTAAGTCTTCTGCTTTTTCTAGTTTCTTTTCATAGTGATTACCAACAGTATTGGTAACCATGAGACTTACTATTAAGCCCGATAGTACTGTGGCCATACTTACGGCATTATTATTATCTGTATATCTTACACAGATTACAGCTAATACCCAAAAAGTACCTATACCTAACCATTTGCGGAGACTATGCCCACCAGGAAGATTATTAAGTGCTTTGAAGAAGTTTCTTATAAACTGATATGTATCTGGCATATTTTTAGTAAGCCATCCGGATAGTGTTGCCATATTAATCTTTTTCTTTTTTAGCGCGGATGTAGCCAGTAAGCTCCGCCAGGTTAGTGCTCATTAAATTCATTTGAGTAGATAAGACATCTAGCTTAGTTGACATCTTATCATGAGAGTCTTTCTGCTCCTTACGGATATCTTCTATCTTAGTATAAATCTGGGCTTCTTTTTCTTTGAAGTCCTCTTTATTGCGGTTAAGTTCTTCATATATAGCCATGATATTTGCTTTTTTTGCATTCTTTGCATGGAGAAACTTTTCATCAGTGTCTCTTCTAAGGACTCCCATATCCTTTATAGTATCACTTTGGAACTCATCTTGGGATAATTCTAAACTATTCATACGCGTTGTACTTTTATCATGTTGACTCTTTAGAGCATATATGAAAGCCCATACTGCACCTATACCGGCAGCTATAGCTATTACATCTTTTATACCAAATGTCAGATCCTGTATGTTCATAATTACTCAGATGAATGGTTGTCAAATTCATCCTCCTCATTTTTTACAGCTTTCTCTGTATGATTCGGATCTATTTTATTAAGTATCCAGGCTATTACTAACCCTAGCTTATTAAGTTTACCTAGTTGTTTGTTTTTACCAAATACTGCACTAAGTGTCATATCCGGATTACCGAATCTATAAGCACCTGGTAATAGAAGGATATCATTAAATAGTTCTTGTAAGGCTATATTACCTAACTGATCAAGTCCTAATGCTAAGACCCAAAGATACTGATTGATCTCATTCCAAGCCGCAACAAATCCGTTTCTCCAAATAAGTACAACCATGGAATATACAAACCCTATTGGTACAAATATGATGGAAAGTACTGTAGCTACTATAAGTAATATTATTCCCATTATAAGTTGGTTAAGATTCCATTAATATTGTCTGCAATTGGTTGAGTCATTCCCGGAGTAAAGTCTACTGCTGAATTAACTCTTAGAATAAGAGGGTTTGTATTTCCTTGGATATAACTACTAATCTGATTTACACAATAATCAAGTAGTACAAAAGCATCTGAACCCAATACTTGAAAAGCATAAAGCTTTGCTATAGCAAGGACATTACTTCTTTTATCCATACCAAAGTTGATGATCTCATTTGGCAAGAACATATAAGTAAACTCATTGGTATAACCAATAGCACCCTCTAGGTCGTACCAGTTCACAGCAGTTGTTTTACCTAGGTATAAAGGAGTTTGTTCGATATAAGAATAAACCTCTTCTACAATAAGATCGGAATAATTAGTTCCATCAAACTCTCTGAAAAACTCAGACTTCATAAGAGCTCCTTTAGTCTCAGTTTGTTTTCTGAAAAGTCCTATATGAGTATAGTCAACCATCTCAGGACCATTGATCCCTGAATTAAGTACGCTGTTTATTTGAAATATCTTTAAATCCATTATGAATATCTTTTAAATATGCTAATTTTTCCTACTCTTACAGCACTAACCGTTCCAGCAGTACCTTGATTTGCTATATAAAAACCAGCTTGTAAACCGTTAGTTGCTCCAGCTGGAATAAGACCTCTTGTTGATCCTCCTGGTACATTTGCCATATTTGAGAGTGTAGTTAGTAAAACATTATCTTTAAATACTCTAACTTGACCAAGCACATTATCATAGACAATCTTATAAGATCTCCAGCTAGTATCATAAGGCACACCTAGATCAACCACTGTATTAGCTGTTGCTCCATTATACGTAGACCTTGCTATCAAGAATAAGTTTGTGATCAATGTTGGATTGAAAGTACTAGCATTTGATGGATCATACATAATAGCCAAAGCATTACCCATTGTGGGTAATGGTGTGAAACTGTTTGTATTTATCCATCCAAATATATGTGCAGAATTAGTAGGACTTGGTATACCGCTCCATCTCATCTGTATAAAATAAGTTGTCTCGGGGCTATCTATAAAAGATGGCATATACTGATAACCGCTACCTATTGTAATAGCAACCCTTGCAAGAGTTGTTACAGGTAATGTAGCTAAAGCCATTCCGGGAGATACTCCTGATTCTGTTACTTGAGTATAAACTATTGTACCAAGATTTACACTACCAGTCCAACCTACAGGTAAACTACCACTATCAAAATTTGTAATCTGAAGATATTGCTTTTCATCAGCAAAAGCAGGTATAGTATTAGTAGCTTGTGTAATATCTGCTTTTGTAGCTACAGCATTACTTGCAGATGGTGCATTAGCGGCATATAATGCATCTGATATATTACCATCAAGTTGTTGCTCTATTCCTACCATGTTATGTCAAATAAGTAATTAGTATTGTTGAACCTACTCCGGTCTGGTAAGATACAGATCCTACTGTATCGTTTTCTGATGTAGCTGTAAAAGTTAGAGTTATTCCATTAGGAATAAGTCTTCCTCCAATCTGACCATTAGCCCCACTCACCCGCATACTTAATTGTTTAACACCAGCTGTTGTATTGGCAAGTGCTGTATTAGCGGCTATTATCTGTACACTAGGTACTCGAGATATACCTGCAGGTAAAGTAACTGGTATAGAAGATTGATCACTGGCAAGTACCACAGGAGTAGATGCTGTCATAGCTTTTTGACCAAGCGTATTTATTCTTGCTTGAAAATCTATTGTGCTCAATAATGTAGAAAGTGCAACATCTAAGTTATCCGTTTTAGCCTTTACAAGTAACTGAGTTGCTTCTGCATTTCTTGTAGAAAGAAGAACATCTAAATTTGAAGTATCTGCGTCTATGGTTGTAAGTAAAGCTTTTATAAGAACTTGAGTAGCTTCTAAGTTAAAAGGGTTAGTTACTGTTACATTCCCTGGAGGAAGGTAAGGAGTAATATTTCCTGGAGCCGGTGCTGCAATAATAGCTTGAGTAGTTTGATTGAACCATACAGTTGATGTAACCGTTCCTGTAGGGACACTAATAATATCATATCTTACTATGATATCACCTAGAGAATATCCAGGACCACCCGCTGTTGCTTGATAAGTTGTAGTTCTAGTCTCATAGTCTACACCAGGGATACCACTGATCCCGCTTTCTATAGCGCCTAATAACTGAAGTACGGAATTTTGCCAGGTCCAGTTATTCTTTTTATCCCCTTGTGTGGGTAAGTTTCCTATACTCATATTATATTAGTTCTAAAATTCTTGCATTTGCTTGTTCTTGTGTCCAATTATTAATCGCATCATAATCTTCTGTATTATTGCCATTTTTCTTAAAACATTGAAAACATTTTTGGACTGGTCGGTACAAAATTGTATGTTATCCCTAAGCCATTATTATACAGAAAAAGTATTTCAGCAGGAGTTAATGGCCTTGACCATATACCAATTTCATCCAACGATGAATCACAAGCTCCTGCTGGAGAGTAACCGATAGCAGCAACATTAGAACTATTACCTGTTGATAAGGTTCCCACAGATACGCCTGTAACAGTTTCTACACCATCCTTATATATTTTTACATAGTTACCAATTTTGCTCACAGTAACAGCCACATGGTGCCAATTATTATCCGTGTGGAAACCTGCAGAAGTTAGGTTAATTAGTGTGTTCGGGTTACCACTTCCCGTCATTACAGCTAACCTAAAAGAACCTGCAGGAGAATTCCCAAGAAAAAATCCTTTTTCAGAGCTTGTCCCCGTATTAGACATAAAGAAGGATGTCTGAGAAAAAGAAACCAATCTAACCCATAAGGCAATAGTAAACTCAGCAGTATTTTGAATAAAGGAGAAATCAGCTACAGCACCAATATTAATATGGCCCGTAAGATTTATGGGAACTCTAATACCTTTATTTATTCTTCCGTTGGAATTACTATAAGCTAAGTTACCTACATCAGTACCATGTAGTGTACCAACAGAGTCCAGGGAATTACCATCTAACTTATAGTAGGCTGCTATGTTCGTTAATATTGACATTAAAAACTAATAGTAAAATGATTATTAGCTAAAGTAGTGTTGAGAAAGATAGTTTCTTCAGTAGTCAGTACCAAACCAAGCAAATTAAAAACCAATTGAAAATTACTTTCTAAGGTAATACCAGCTTCGCCATCAGAAATTACTTTTAGTAGAGTTGCATAAGCATTAGGATTGGCATCCTGTATGGCTCTGTAGAATAAGGCTGACTTAAATAAATCTTCTTTAAAATTCTTCCACTCAATAGGCAATATGCCATCTGCCGTAGTTATGACTTCCACAAGTTCCATAACAAAATCATTTGTTATAGGGTCAATAACCGGAACACCATTAATATCTAATACCTTTTTATAAACTTCTTCTCTCATATTACTGTTTTAATAAATTAACCAATAATCCTCCTGTGTTGATACTTGCGCCCGCAGGAAAAGGTGTTGTTAATGCGCCAAAGCTAAAAGCTCCTAACCTATAATTAGCACCTCTATTTGCCCCTGAAGATGGCAGTAAACAAATAGTAGACTGTTCTCTAAAAACTAAGGTATTTATCTGTGCAGCAAATACTATAAAGTACATTCTATTGGCAGAAAGTAGTGGCAGAGCAGAAGCTAAATTATAGGTTTTTAATCCTGTAGTAGAGCAATCAATATTCCCACTTTCCTCTATTAAAGTACCCGGGTAACCTGCCGCTGTAGACGTATAAATTCCTATCCTGGCATTATTACTAGCTATTCCAGTGGTTACTTCAAAACGAATAGCCGTGACAGTATGGTCTTCTCCTACTATGAAAGGCATGGCTGACATAGCAGCGTTCCAGTAATTTACACTACCTGTAATAACCCCATAGTTCATGAAAGCATCATACCACTGTCCACTAAACCTCGCGCTTGAGATATCAAAAATACTACCTCCGCCACCTACTGCAGCATCTTCAACTGCAACAGATACACACCCCCACTTGGTTGTAACTGAATCATATATTAATCCAATGGTCATAACTTTAGTAGCTACGGTTGTAGTAGGAAG